GTAGAACCAGTATATAATTTGTCGTCTACGGTTTCTAACCCCATTAATGCTTTTAAACATTAAATTTTATAGAAACCGGGAGCACTCACGGCGCTTGGGCCTCGCGGCCCAAAGGGTTCACTTTTGGACCCCTTTCGCTAATTTTAGTGAAAGTATGCTATGATCTCTCATCTAATTGTCGGATTTCAAAATGCCCAGCTAACTCTTTTCCAAGAATAGCTTTGGTAGATGCCATATCTACTACATTTAAAACGATTTTAGGCCCAGATGTATTCTTGAGTATTCCATCATCGGAAGCTTTAGAAGCCTCTTCCTTTAATCGTAAATCTTCTATTAGTGCATTTTCTTTCCTGAAATCTTTTAATACAGAGTGACTAACACGGCTTCATGCCCTAAATATTCTAGCTTGGAAAGGTAATTGATTATTCGGTAAACGAATATCACCTTTTAAAGTATAAAAATTTAGACTGGCCACAGCTTTTGCATTTAACACTTTTAAGTAGACTTCTAAAGCTTGATCAAAAGATTTAATCTTATGTAAGCTTCCTACTAAAGAAGTAGCATCACTTAATTGACGGATTATTCCATTAATTATAGTGAAAGAAGTTGTCCTAAAAGCAGTTAAGAACTGATTAGGAGTCCATAAATTAAAAGAATCAGGTACTCAAGAAGTAGAAATTATTTTCTTATTCTTGATTTCATCTATCGGTTTAAGTCATACAGAAGGATTTTTTGAAATCCCTTTAATAATATTTGTTAAATCAAAATTATTAAATTTCTGCATTTCTTTCCATAGATGAGACTTAATTTTTTTAATTACTTTCTCCATAAAGAGTTCAAAATGAATCTTATCAAAATCTATCAGCTTATTTCCTCTTCGGAGTTTTAAAACATCGCTTTTAAAATCAGTTTTTAAGATTAAACTTAAGTATACTAATTGTAAAGCATGATTTAATTTCTTAAAAGACTTACGTCTAGAAAGATATCCGAAACCAAGGACTTGAGCTTGTTTAGAAAAAGATAAGTTCCATTTTTTTACAAAAGCAGATCATGAAGCCAAGTCAGAAAGAGCACTCGAAAATTCTTTCAAAGATAAAGGAGAACAATTTACTCCATCTACAAAAGTAGATTTTGCAAATTCTAGACCTTGACCCTTAGGAGAAAGAATAGACTTATGAAGTCCACATTTTACTCCTAATTCATCCAAAATTTCCAAGTACTTATTCTTAACTTTGGAATTTCCAATAACTATATCATCACCTAAAACAGAATATGTTTTAAATAATTTAGTTTGAGGAAATCCAGCGTCTCAAGCCGCCATTTGCACAATAAAGTGATGAGTAAGAGCCAACATAGCTCACGATGATAAAGCTCCTTGAGGTTGCCCAATAGAATATTTTATTTGGTCTAATTTATGACCATTATAATAAAATGTTCCATATTGCTCCGACAAGGGAATCTTATATCATCGATTAGTTAATAAGGCAGCTCACTTTTGACCGAAACAAGGAATCTCTTGTATAAGCAAGTCTAAAAGACGAGCTTGAAGAGAAACTGGTAAACGATCAGTAGCAGCTGACAAATCTAATGAGTATAGTGGAATGCTATTACGCCTTTTATAGTTTAGTAATCTATAAATAGGTTTCAATTGATTAAAAGTCCCATCCATAGGTACATTTCTCAAAATTGAGAATAA